TCTTTGCACCGCCCGACTTTGCACCGCCACTTCTTCCTGCACCGCTTGTTACTCCCCCGTGCATCGGCTTTGTCGCTTCAACCGCATCCATCACACGAGACATATCGGCTTTCTTTGCACGCGCCTTTTTCATTTTCTTACCCACTTCGGCAGCAGGGCTTGCAAGTTTTTTACCTCCGCGGGCTTTTGCTAGTCGCTTGGATAATTCGGGTCCTAATTCTCCGTAGAATTGAGATACGACAGGCATTAATTTATCTTTGAACGCCTCCGATGCGTCCACCCCTCCGCTTTTTGCGCCTCCGCACGGGCATCCCATTTCAGCGCACATCGGGCAGGACTTCATCATACGCTTGTGCTTACGCTTACGTCCCGCTCCTGCTAAACCTTTTACACCACTACTCAACGCACCAAGAGCCATTCCTGCGGGAGGAAGAAATACGGATAAAGGCTTAGCAGCGACGTCTAAAACGCTCGTAAATCCTCTTGCAAAATCCTTCCAAAAAGAACCTCCAACTGCACCATCTACTCCTGCGTATCTTCCTCCGCTACTGACTTCCATACCGCTACGCATATTAATGGGCGGGTATGCAGGGGAAGTTCCGCTTAAAATGAATTCACGCTCAATTGAACCACCTTGCAACACAACTCTTTCGTGCGGGTCGTGAAATGACCCATTACGCATTGGTATTTCGGTTGGCGGATTAGCCATTGTTGTACGCGCCTCATTCTTACGCACCATTGATACTAAACGGCGATTATACTCCGTGTCGTAGGTAATATTTGCTTGCGGCATTCTATATATATATCAACTATATTTTTTTATTTGATATATGACTAAATACGAATTAATATGGCGTTGACCCATTTTTTAATAGTCTGACCCATTTTATTCATTGTTTTTGTAAAGTCCTCTCAGGAGGAGGATTATATGGAAGGTTTATAAAATATAGGTGAAAAATGGGTCAGGGCGTCAAAATATGGGTCACCCCACGCGGGTCTTAACAATAGCGCTTAGCACCACCCGATGTTCCTAAACCAAGGAGCGACTTACCCTTTGCAAGTGCGAATTTCTGCACATCGGGGTCGGCAGCAGCCTTCATCACATATGGCGATACCTTTCTAACGACACCGCTCAAAAAGTTCATCAAACTACCACCAGTCATACGTCTAACCTCGGCAGACTTCATTGCAGATGCCTGTTGCTTGGACTTGGCGTCAAGCACCATCTCCTTGGTGAGAATACCAGTGTAGATGCTAGACACACCTTGCTGTGTGGTGAAGATACCAGAGTTGGCGGTAATAACAATCAACTCGGGAGAAATAGCAGATGTGAATTGGTTGGTTACACCCACAGAGAACTGGAAGTTATAATTACCAAGAGAACCGCAGGTTAGATAGTCGGGCAAGGACAAATCGTAAGCAGGGGAGATAATAAGCAGAGAACCCGTGGTTGCAACCTGACTAACAATACCCGTGGCGGTATCAACATTGCTTGCTTGTCCGCTGAACTCCGCCCAAGATTGAGTAGAGCCGTTCTTAACGGACATACGCCACAAATCGTAAGCAGTAGCGGAGGATAGAAGACCTGACTGGTTATTCAAGTTGATGCTAATGTTATTAACCTTAAAGAAGGCATCGGCATCAAAGATGGTCTGCTGGGTCATTGGCTTACGAATATTGATGATAAACAAATCGGGGATTTGATTGATTTGAATATTGCTAGACGTGAGTGTGGTGGTAGCACCCGCAGCAAGAGGAGCGGACAGAGCGCTGGTAGTCAAGTAGCGGGGGAAGTCCATATAAGGCACGATGTTCTTGGACTCAATGAGGTCGCTGGGCTGAGAAGACAACAACTTCAACAACAACTGGGGAGAGGTAGCACCAACGGGAGCGAGGATAGAACCAAACGCCTGAGGCTGGTATTTAAATCCGTTTGCATCAGCAACAGAGCCGAGTTGAATGGAAGTCGTGTATGCTGAGTTAGCAGACGAGAACAAGCGCTTGCAAGTGCTATCAATATTCAAGGTGAAGGTCATATTGTTGATACCCAAGAAACCTTGCTGATTGTACTCGGGGTCACCAAAGATAAAAGGAGACAAAATGAGAGGCTCAGAGACCACAGTTGAAACAGTGATGACCCAAGTATCAGTAACACCCGATGACACAAGAGAAGTGTTCGGCACACCGACACCACCGACAAGATGGGACACGCTGTAAGAGATGGGGAACGCACCACGGGGAACTTGGTCTACGTCGTAAGCAGCGTCAGAGTATTCACCAAGAGGGCTATTACTAGCACCCACAGCCTGAGAGTAGAGACCATACGCTTGGTCGGGAAGAGATGGGGTGGTTGAGTTGTATCTGTAAAGTTCTCTGCTGTCGTTCATACGAAGAAGAGAGGGAAGAACATCCTGAGTGTTGATGGACACCGTGGTGTTGTTAATCTGCGCAGTTGCAGTGCTAAACAAAGAGTTCAACGGGAACGCGTGCATCGCATCGGTTCTACCATACGACCAAGCAATAGAAGCAGCAGGCACGTTGGTAATGTTGAACCTAAATGTAAGACCCGTGTTAATCATCATATCTCTGCCTATAATGGTATTCTCAGAGGGGACTTGGACGTTGAAAATTAGCGCAGAATTGGAGGCGCTAGTCGAGGGGAATTGCTGAAAGGTGCACTGGGATGCACCGCTTTTAACTGCGTAGTCAATATCGGAGGTGATATCACCAATAACGCTATCGCGCACGAGAACAGTCTTGAAGGACGACATCTATAAGTTATACACAGATAAAAATTATAGATGGATAGACGAAATTTAAAAGATAAAGAATTCCTAAACGTTGGATTTTGTGGTAGCCCCCGCTTTATAGGACGCCTTCTTCAAAAACGCCAATTTGATAGTGACCGCCTCGCCTGAGTTAATTCTGTAAGGAATTAAAGCCCCCGTCTTTGTGCGCCAAAAAATGCTTAAATCAATGTTAGAAAGGGTGCGATTACCATACAATGTGACTAAACGATACTCCGCCGTGGGTGTATAGACAATATTCGGGCGATACTGCCCATTATCACTAACCATATCTGTTATAATATTGGCTATATTACTATTATTACCGCCAAAAGCGATTTGCTGGGCATCGTCAAAGATGACGGGGGTGCTGACTTGGTTGCTCTGTATCGGTAAAGTGTTGGATGTGAATACTATCGCAGTAATAGGCGACCAATTTGCAACAGTGCTATACTCTTGGTACAGGGCGATTGCTCGGTAGGTCACGTAAGTAGCAGGAGGCACAGGCACGGGTTGCACGGGCGTAATAGTAAGCAAGTTGACCGCCCCAACCGATGGGATGACTAACTGGTAGTTTCTTCCAAGAGTAATACCCTTGTATCCTAAATAAGTCGCAGGGAAGGAGTTAAAAAGTCCAAACATCGGCGCGTTGAAATATATCTTAATCTTATCCGTAATAGTTCCATCAAGGTTGAAATTATACCCTGCTACATCACCATACAGCACCGCTTGGTCTGACGACGTGTCCCAGTTAAGAAAGGGCGCATATGTTGTGGGCATCGTCTTACCTGCCGCCGTGACCGCTGCGGTTAGTGCTGCAAAGGCAGCCGCCATTTTTATATTTATTAAATAAATCCAATACGAATACGAGTAGCAATAGTAGTAGCCAGTTGAATTATTCTGCACACCATTAGCGCACTGAGATGGTGGTGGTGGAACTTCTGCTCCTTTATCCTGTGCTATCCAATCAACGAATGTCTGACCCGATGTATAGGTCACCCCCGTTATTGTGGTTTCAAGCGTGACGGAGTAGATGGTTCTATCTCTGAGCGGTTGTGCTGGCTCTATACTCGGGATAAAAAGTGGGAGACTTCCTGTCTCCATTGTAAAGCGTAGAATGCTTAAATAGTATTCCTCAGGGTTTGCAATAAAAGGATTTGAGCGGGTCTCATTGAAAGCAAAAACTGGTGGCTGGGTAGTTGTGCTTTGAAAGTTAGACACTGTTATATCAAAATACACTTGGTCGGGTGAGGATGCATTTTTTACGGGGTCAAACTGCGACATCTATATATATGTATAGTGATATTATTTTTAATAGCACTAAACTTATTCTTTCTTTAATACTATCTTAAATAGCGTAAGGCACTTCTTCAATTCTTGAAGCGTATAGGTCTCAAACTGAGGCGGAGTTGTTCTTCCAATGCCTTTGTAGTATTCTGCTAAAATAGGGATTATATCTTCTCGTTTCAGGTCTTTCATATATAGTTCCGTTAGATTATTTCTGTGAATGCCTATACGCATACGCCTTATTAAAATCTTCTTGCAACTTTACCAAATTCTTAAAAATCTCCGTTGACTCTCCCCACAACAATCGTGCTGAAAATAGTGACGGAGATGGTATGAGATTATTAATGAGATTACGCTCCGTTTGATTACCACAATGCCTCGCCCAGTAAGCCGTCCTTTTATTTTCATCTGCGTGGTCTATATATGTGCTACCCGATTTATAACCAAAATCAAAACTCCGCACCTTATCTCCCTCTTTAATTGTTATTTTAAATCTTTTTGTTGGTTTAGCGCTATTAACCAAATCTAATATTTCAATGGGCATCCTATTATATTATATCAGTATATTATATATGGCGCTAAACGAACGAAAGGTAGAGCAATTAAATAATGCTGTCGGTGAAATAATCTGCCGACTTGCTGTTAAAGGTCGTAATCGTTTAATCGGCTCAAATTCTTTAAGGTCTATACAATACGGAGCGGATTACGACGCAGAAGCATACCCCAAAGAAAAAACCTGCGATAAAGTTGCAAGTATGATACGGAGCGCCTATTTAAAAACCGCTAAAAACCCTGATGTATGGATTACTGATTTTAAAGCGGGATGGGACGAACGGCTGGTCTATCGGGGCGACTTTTCAAAGGCATCCGTCGAGGAGTATGTGCAGAACCCGCTTATTAAACCCGCACTTAAAAAGAAGATTTTACGCGCAAGTGGCGACGACCAAGAAAAGATGATTGGAGACCTGTGGAAGATACGCTGGGATTTAAACGCAATGAAACGAGGATATGTTAAAATGATTGATGGTACACGCAAATATTTCAAAGACGCTATAATGGAACGCACTCCTTGCAAGATTGACCTGATTGCAAAAGTGGGCGACCGATTTGCTGCGATTAGTGAGAACTATTACATTACCTGTGGCGGTACGAAGAACTGGGACGAGTCGCCCGATTTAAGTGCTAAGGAGGCGGAGTTTGAAGACGAAATACGCTACTACACGAAGGTTAATAAGTTCAAGGCATTAAAGCGCCTATTTTCTCTCTTAAAGATGGAAGGAGAAGAAAAAAACAGAGTTCAGTTAGAACGTCTGATTGCATTTTTCAATTCTAATGTTGGACTTGCAAATAAGATTAAAAACGAATTGGATATATTGGAAGAATTACTGCGTCAGCCCCGTAAGCCAAAGTGGGAAGATGTGGTAGCCAATATCCAATACATCAAAGAGGAGTTCTCGCAGGTCTACGAGGTGCCTATTAAAGACAGCGTATTTAAATTCTTGGACGATGTAAAGCCCGCAACCGCCCTCAAAGACATTGCAAAATTACGGGATTACTTAGTCAGTAAGGTTAATACCTACTCCGCCGATTTTCTGCGTGATATATATAAATAATGCTTGGATTTTTAGCAGGGTTTATTTTTACTTGGTTTAAGCAGGTTATTGATGATTTAAATAAATAAACTTATATAAGTGTCCGTTTTTTACTTATATAAGCATACCCCGACCCTGCCCTGACCCATTTTTTGATGGTCTGACCCATTTTTCACCTTGTTTTTATAAAGTCCTCTCGGGAAGAAGAAATCCTAGGATAGTTTTAAAAAAACGCGAAAAAATGGGTCAGAGGGTCAAAAAATGGGTCAGACCCATTCTTCAATAATTTTGCTTAATAATTTACTAATAATTCTTACTAACTACTTCAATCTCGTCGTCCCCATCGCAGTACTTCTGTGAGCACCACTGCACTTTTACGAGTCGCAACTTTGCACCCCAGCGTTCCTCTTTCATCATTTCAAATAGGTCTTCTGCGTCTCCCAGTGTGAAATTAAACACCCCGTCTTCATTCTCAATGATGCTGAACTCTTGTTCGTCATCCTCGTCGCATTCTCTTACTTGGTAGCATTCCTTCTCCTTACACATCTTACCCGACTTCTTGTAGCACTCCTCACACGCTGATATTTTCAACGGGTAATAATGGTAATAAATATCGGTGCTTTCACACGAGTAGCACATTCTCCAATCCTTCTCAGTCCATTCGGCTCTTTGCATTTCTGTTGTTGTTGTTGTCTTGATGCGGTACACAGGTTTGTCTAATCCAACTTCAACTTTTTTTTCAATTGTGGGATTTGATAAAATTGGACGAACTAAAAGTTAAAAAAGGGCTTTAACCCCTGTTTAATATATTACTAATAAAACTACTATCTACTCATCATTCATTCTGTCTTCATCTATCTCAAACGCACACTGCTTGCAAATAATGCAGACCCCGTATAATGTTTCAGCGTCTTCATCATCGCTCTCGTCGCCACATTCCACCCAATCCTTCCATTCCTTATTTATTTTGCATACCTCGCACCTGAATGTGCGGTCGGTGCGTTCAAGGCAGGGGTATGTGTTTGATGCGTCCATTTTCGTTGCTTTGCTTGTCGCTTTGCTTTTGTTAATTTGCTATTTACTAACCCAGAAAAAAACTTTCAATTTTCTACGATTTTTTACGAATTCCGTAACAAGTTAAAAAAGGGCTTTAACCCTGTTTAATATAT